CTGTTGATGGTGCTGGTGCTTGGGCTAAAATAACACAAGCAACAAGATTACAATTAAACGATTTAACTATCAATACAGGGGCTTCTTTGAAGGGAGGTAGTGATTCAATAGGGTGTGCTATTCTTTTAATCAATAGACCTACTATAAGAGGCACATGGGGCTTTATTCCCGTTGCTGACGGTATCTATGTATATCCTAAAACAGGTGAAACTCTTGGGGTAGCAGATGGTGGAACAGGAATTAAATCAGTAGCAGAAGGTAATGTTTTATTTGGTTCTCAACCAAATCAATTATCAAGTAGTGTTAATTTTAATTATGATTCTGCGAATGAATTACTTGAGGTTGGTAAATTAAAGTCACATATTATAATACAAATAGAAAATGATACGGCATCAACTATTTCTAAAGGACAAGCAGTATATGTTTCTGGAGAAGGTACTCATCCTGCCGTATCACCAGCACAAGCCGATTCTGAAAGCACTATGGCTTCTATAGGTCTTGTTCTTGAACAAATAGCCGGAAGTGCTTCTGGATATGCTTGTGTTAATGGTTTAATTACAGTAAGTAGTAGTATTATTGATGATACTCTTACCGACCCTACAGATGTAGGTAAAACTCTTTATGTGTCTCCAACAACGGCAGGTAATTTAACAATTACAAGACCTACAAGTGCAACACATCTTATTCAAAATGTAGGTCATATAGCAGACATTTCTGGTTCAAATGTAAAAATCATTGTAAGTAATATTGGTAGAACAAATGATGTTCCTAATACAATTAATGCGGTTGATGGTAATTTTACAGGCGATTTTGATATTACAGGTAAATTAACAGTAGGGGGTCTTATTGACCCAACAGGTCTTGAATTAACTCCTGTTTCTGCTAATCCCGGTAATGTGACTGCTAATACTCTTTGGCTTGATAGCACAGATTCAAACAAATTAAAAATTGGAACAACAGACATAAGTAGCGGTGGCGGTGGCGGTAGCGGAACAGTCACAAGCGTAGCAGTATCGGGTTCAGATGGTATTGAAGTTGACTCCGGTTCTCCTATTACAACAAGTGGCACTATCGCTCTTGGCGTGGATGCACCGACTCTTAGAAGTCATATTAATGTTGAAGATGGTGCAGATGTAACCGATGCTACTAATGTTGCTTCCGCAGGTGCAATTATGGATTCTGATTTTTCTGCTAATGGTTTAATGGAAAGAACAGGTAGCGGTAGTTATACAAGTAACACAACTATATTACAAAGAGAAAGTTTATCTTTAGATTATGCTACGGGCTGGTGGACTTTTGCAGTAATTAAAGGAAGAGATTTAGTCGGCAGTAGTGGTCAAAGAGGACAGGCTCAATTTTACATTCAAGATAAAAGGTCATCGAGGCATAGAACTTGTAGGATAGAGGTAGGACATCAGTTTGGGGCTAATGGTTCAAACTTTATTAATTTGTTAGGTGTATCGGGATATGGAAATGCGATTGCTTTCACAGACTTTAGAATTAAAGAAGGTGCTACTTATGATGGGGCGGCTTTGCAGATTTACATTTCTAATGCGTCAAATGATATTGATTTACATATGATGTTTAATTTAGGAACAGGTAATGGTTGGACTTTGCTTGGAACAATGCTTGCTGATTCTGATACTTCGGGTCATGACGCACTTCTTGGATATGTTAGTGGAGGATATGTTGACTTTGCTACAAGTATGGCCGTTGGTAAAACTTTAGACATAGAAGAAACAGGTTTTGTTGATGCTAATGATGGCGGAGGACTTGCTACAACAGGTGGTTTAGCGGTTGATGGTTCAGCAAGAATATCCGGCACAGTTAGACAAGGTGTTGTTTCCTCTTTAATTAAATCAGACTCTAATGGAGATTTAGTAGGCGCAACTCCTAATGTTGATTATGTTGAAACAGATGCTACCGGCACTTACGGAGTATGGAAATCCACTACTGATTATGATAATAAAGCCGAAGCAACAGACCATTTGTTTCTTACAGATGACACAACAAACTTTACAAGAACAGGAACATTAACAGGTTTTTCAAGTGGAGTATTTACTGCTACTGCTTCAACTGCTGGAACATATATGGTTAGAGTTCAGTATCAATTTGGCCCTGCCTCAACTAATCCCATAGGTGAAGTAAGTGGTAATAAATATACTTTACAGTTATTAGCGTATAAAAATACTTCAACTATGGTAGGTTTTGGTAGGGCGCAGATAAACGGTTTTTGGGCTGATACTCATTTTTATAGTAGTTATATTGTAACTTTAGCAAATGGAGATACTTTAGAAAATAAGTATAAGATAGTTGACCATAATGCAAGCGGCACTCAATTTAAATTAAAGTCCGGTGGTGCAAGTAATAACCCCGCAACAATAATGGAAATGGTGAAAATAGCATGAAAACTTATTATGAAGTATTGGAACAACACTATTATCAAGTGTTAAAAGAAGGAAATGTCTTACACGATGACGGTAACGGAATGTATTTAATTTTAGATTTATGGCCTACGGATATATGCCCTTGTCCTACGGCTGAACACATAGAATCTTTAAGGAGTGAGTAAAATGAGTAAAATGAGCGAACAAGACCCACTACAAAATCACAGGCTTGATAGGCTGGAAGAAGCCTTCACGAAAATGGCTGACGCACAGGCCGAGCGAGACAGGCAGATGTCATCGCTGACAGGTGCATTGGAAGTGCAGAATCAAGTGTTGAACAACGGGTTTGAACTGATGAAAAAGTTAGCCGCCGCAATTATTGGTGTGCTTTCAGTCGTAATTGGTGGAACACAGGTGATGTAAAATGACAAGATGTAAAATGTTAGATGAATGGTTTGATGTAAAGTCAAAAGAGTTAGATAAAGCAGAAAAGGAACAAAAGAAAGATTTGATTACGGGGGTTAAGAAATGAAAAGATTAGGTAAAATTATTTATATTCCCCCAGAAAGATGTTATTCCAATGTAAACATTGAAGAAACACCACATGGGTATAAGATATACAGGGATGGCGAAAGCAAACCTTTTATGTCATTACCCTTTAGTTGTGTAAAAGCAGTTGAATACAAGGAAGCGTGATAATATGGAAGAAATTATGTATTATGGAACAGGATTAGCGATTGTAGGTGCAGGTCTATACGGCATCTACATGAAATATCTAAAAGATGGAAAACTAACATTAGATGAAGTTATGGATATTGTTGAAGATGTTGAAGACATTGTAGATGATTTAACTGATGCTTATCCATCTTTAGCAGAATTAAAGAAAATGAAAAAGGCTGAATTAGTAGCACTTTGCGAAAAGTATAATATTGATGCTAAAGGTGTAAAGGCTGAATTAATTAACAGACTATCGGAGTTGAAGTAATGACATACTATTGTTCGGTTGCAGATGTTGGTTTAAGACTCGGTCTTGATAGCGCGCAGCGTAGCCGAGCAACCAATAGAATTACTTCTTGTATTCGCAGAGCGTCAATTAAAATAGACCAATGCTTTTTAGATTATGGTAGAGATGAACCAAGCGGTGTTATCCAAGAGACAACGCTTAGTGCGGCATTTGACCTTTCTACGGATTCTACGCAATTTCGTGTGGCTTCTTTTATCGGCTTTGACTCAAGCGGTGGAAAGGGAAACATTAACGGAGATACCTTTACATATACGAGTCTGCAAAATGTCGGAGGTTCACACTACATTCAAGGCGTTACGGGTCTTTCTTTCGACCACGAAAGCGGTGAGACCGTTCAATACGGTGAAATGGCTCATGTTGTTAGAGAAATATGTGCTGATATAGCAACAGGTATTTATCTTGAAGATGAGGCTACTCATCAGAAGTCTGATGATATGAGAGGCTATAATATGCGTGAAAGAGGATATATGGCTTTGCAGAGGTTAGCCCATTTAGGTAGTGCTTAATATGGTTCGTTCAACATTAAGAGTCGGCAAAGGTGGGCCAAGAGGCAACATACCTTTTACAGGTATGCGTGGTTCATCTAATAACTCTATTCAAATGCAATTTCGTCTTGATTGGGATGAAAGAGATTTGGTACAGGCTCTTGATAGATTAGGTTATGATGGCGATAAAATAATGAAAAATACTCTTAGAGGTGTTATTGAAATGGCTATTACAGATACTCGCAAACAACTAAAGAAAATGGCTGGGCCACTTTACAATATTAAAGTTCCAAATAAACCATCTAAGTCAATTCATACAACAATAGGTGATGCTCTGACTCAAGATGATATTCCCGGTTCTTCTTTTATTCGAGTGCATACTGCTTCTGACCCTGCACACGCTGATAAAGGAATAAAAGGTTCTCGTGGTCTAAATATATCAAAGATGTTGGTTCAAGGAATTAAACCTTTCAAATATTCCCGATTTTTACCACAGGTGGTACAATCAAGCGCAGGTTGGTATAAGTTTTCTGGAAACGCAAGAGATAACAGTCGTGCTATGCGAAAAACAGGCACACACCCCGGATTTACAAGAACATTTGATTACATACTTTATATTGAAACTTTTGTAAGAAAAGACTTTCCTAAATGGAGTAAACAAGTTGCAGAAGCGGCTGGATTAAAAGCAGGTTTTGGAGTTGAGTAATATGGGAATAGCAAAAAATAGTCATTATTGGTCTGCAAGAGTAGGTGGTACAGACCCATCAAGCCCAATAGGAGAATACAATAACGCTTGGAGTCTTACAGGTCTATCTGGAGATGGTTCTGTAAATGGTGACGCTTGGAGAATAGAAGGTTCTGGTCAGATATGGAGTCAGACAGTTGCAGATAGCGAAAACGATTTAACTATAATTTGTGCTATGAAGTATGTATCTAATCCAGATAACGATGAAGTTTTAATGACTCTTGATAATGGTTCTTACAGAGTAGAAGTAAAAGCAAATGGTTCAAATAATAAAGTAAAGTTAGTTGGTGCTACTACTGCTACTTCTTCTGATTTAGATTTAAGTATGGCAGAAGATGATGCAGTTCCAAGTCTTTTGCGACTTACTCTTGCGAATGACGGAACGGCAAGATTGTATATGCGAGAAATTATAGAAGATGACGATGCACAACAACATTATCTTGAAGTTACGGCAACATCTTCTGTATCACAGACTGCGTCTTTTGGTAATACAACAGGAACAGTTGATTGGTATGTAGCATATTATACTCCATATGGTGCTTATTCCCCAGACGAAATGGATATGTCCGATTGGACTACTAACTCTCTTATTCGCACAGGTCTGAATATTGTTAATGTTCTTAAAGCAAGCAATAGATTCTTAATCAAGACTCATGTCACAGAATCAAGTATTTTGTATGGTTACGACTTATCTTCGCAAGCCATGATAAATAGATTCAGACCTCCCACAATCCATGTCCTTACACAGAAATTAGAATCCCCAGAGTTTTTAGTTCTGGGAGGTCGTAGGACAGACCAGAGATATAATGTAATTATCTATGTTACAACTCGTGGAACAGATTACAAAAACGCATACCGTCTTGGTCTATCAATTATGGGAGAAGTTTTTGATGAATTGTATACTAAAACAGGACTTGAAGATGGAATTGATTCTCTAATATCTTATGATGCAGTCCTTGATAGTAAGATAGATGATGATGAAGTTGTTTGTGTTCATACTCTAACACTAACTTATATGAAAAAGATTCGGATGTTCCAAAGAGAAGTATAAGAAGTCTTTATTAGACAAACATACAGTGTCTGATATATGGCATTAAGTAATGTTCATAGGTATTTAGCCATTGGTAAAGAAACCACATATGCTACTGCGGTTCCTACAGACGCAGTAGGCGAAGTTGAATCAGAAACCTTTGGTCAGACTTTTGATGTAAACAAAAGAAGCGACATGAATTATTGGAATAGTAGACAAGCAGTTATGGGCAAAATCTCCTCCTCTGGAGGTTGGTCACAAGTCCTTCAACCTTGCCACTTCACAATGATGTGTATTCACGGTCTATTTGGAGACAACCCTACTGTCTTTGAATCAGCAGGGCCAACAACAGGTATAATCGCAGAACCAGCAATTACAAGTGTTACTGAATTACCTTCTTACACATTCCGCATTGGTCGTGACGATGGAGAGGCACTATTTCCGGGTCAAGTTATGGAATCAATGTCAGTATCTGCTTCTGTCGGAGAATACGCTATGATTTCATTTGCTACTATTGGTTCAACCCAGACCGCAGAGGCTGGTAGTTTAGGAACCGATGTTCCAACTTATACAGGAGATGCTTTGCATTTCGCAAAGACTTATGTAAACTTTGAAGAAGCAGCAACATCATCTGCATTTTCTTCAATGGTTCAGAGTATTGATTTTGAAATTAAAAATAACCACGATATAGACAATACTTACGCTCTTGGTTCAAACAGTGTAGCAAGAAAGCCACCTGTGACTACTCGTGAAGTAAGCGGTTCGATTACTTTCCACAAAATGACAGAAAGCGGAGACACAGGTCTTGACGATGCTATAACTTACGCTGAAATGATGGGTGCTACATCTGCTAATGGTGCGGCAGAAGTCTATCCGGGCAGTAGCACACCTGCGCTATCTGTTTTGTTTGAAGACAGTGCTACAAACTTTATTAGATTTGATTTCTTTAATTTACATTATGAAATGCCAGAAACATCAGTAAGCGGTAGAGATTCACAGACAATGACTGTAAAGTTCCATGCTCTGTATGATTTAACTGCTACTTCCACCGTAAAAGTTGCTTTTGAAAGCACAGACTCTGCTTTATCTACACTTGACTTGGATGCGTGATGGGGGTAGTTAAGTGCCTGTCGCAACCCCAGCAAACATAGCCGTAGAAACGATACACGGCACTCACCTAACATTAGGTGGTTTAATTGAAACATTTCTACAAAGTCTTACCGCCGGAACAGAAATATTTTCAATATCAGTAGTTAAACAAGCAGTAGGGAATAACTTTACTGCTACTATTGCATATGAAAGCCCACCATGAAGTGATATTCCATGATTAGCAACAGTAGTATAATTGCTAAATGGAACGAGTCAATGACTCGTATAAAAGTAAAGGAAAGTGATAAAAGTGCCTGTATTAAAGAAAGAGATAGAATTGAATGACGGAAAGAAGATTTGGGTAAGACAAGCCTCCGGTATGGATAAACTTGCTATTGAAAAAATCCAAGCCCAGACCTTTAGAAAATTTAGACATTTTGGAACAAACCCCGCAGAGTGGACTCCAGAGCAACATGAAGAATTTAATGATGCTCTGTCAGAAGCAGGTGCAGGTATTGATTCGCAAATTCAAGCATGGGTTCCAAGATGTGTAATTGAAGAAAATTTTGATATTAATACTCTTACTTCCGAAGAAGTTAGAGACATACTAAACTTCGTCAGAGGAGACGACTTAGAGGGTGCGGTCCCTTTGGATTCTTGACCTCTGTTGCGCCGATGTTATGCTCAACATTTAAAGGGGTCTTACCAAGTGATTTGTTTGAAAAATACGATTGTAAGGGTGGATGGATAAAATTAGATTATGATTTAGAAATAGCACTCGAAATTAGCAGTAGAATAAAAGAACAATACGATGAAAAAGATAATAAGATAGATGCTAAAAAAGCAGTAGCAAGAAGAAATCAAAGGAGAGCAGATTCAGCCACAGTAAAACCAAAAGATATGGGTAATATGTTAAAAGAATGGGCTGGTGATTAGATGGCAAAAGCAGGTGCAGCACGAGTATTTTTCGATGTAATAGGACAATTACAGTCGGAGAAGTTACTTGGTGATACTCGTGCCGCTATGGTAGTCCAAGAAGCGATTGTTCTTGATACAATAAGTAGTATCGCTGACACTTTTTCAGAAAGCACATCTTACATAATTGATGCCGTAAATAGTGTTACGGCGGCATTTTTTGAATTTGAAGAACAATTTGTAAGGGTTCGTAAATTCTATAACGCCGGAGAAGGCGAAGTTAGAGCATTCGCAGAAGCAGCACAAGAAATGGGTCACGCTTTCGCATTTACAGGTGCTGAATCTTTAGCCGCTGCAGCAAGAACGGCGCAGTTAAAGGCAGTATTGGGTTCCCAACTTGCAGTTATTGAGGCTACAAGACAGGGTCTATTGATGGCTCAAGTCGGTGAAATGGAAACCGAATTAGGTATGAATCGTTTTATTGCTTTAGCACAACAAACTCAATTCCTTATGGGCGGTCTTACTCAAGCCCAATATGATAACTTAACGGCAGAGCAACAGGCTAATCTTGTAAGAGAAGCATCAATACACGCCCTAAACCAACTTAACACAATTGAAAATACTTCTGTTGCTACAATGGAAGATATTACATTCGTTCTTAACCAATTCGCAAGTCAAGCGGATATTGCAGGTGAGTCAATTGGTGATATGGCCGCTATGTCTGCTTTGCTACTTGAAACAGGTGAAGAAGTAAGCAGGGCGGGAACAGGTCTGCGTATGATTTATCAGCGTCTCGGAAATGCAAATAACGAAGCAACAAAGGCTATTGCTGAATTAATTCCGGGTCTTGATGCTCAAGGAGTAGCGCAATTAAAATTAACTGATGTAATAGAAAGAATAACTCCAGCCTATAATGCTATGTCGGCAGAGGAAAAAAGAGCATTAGCAGTAAGTATTGCTGGTTCCCGTCACTATATCAAATTCCTAAAGATAATGGAAAATCAACATCGTCTAACACAGATGCAAACTGATGCTTTCAACACACTTTATCCCGCTATTGAAGAGTTTGAAAATAAAACAAAATCTGCCGTTTTCCAAGCAACGCAAATGGAAGCAAAGATAAATGACATGAAGGTAGCGATAGGGGAGGATTTAGCAGAAGCATATATGACTTCATATAGAGCGCAAGAGACATTCTTAAAGGGTGCAAAAGCGGTTCTTGAAATTCCCGGTATGGATAAGGTAGCAGGTAATGTAATAGCAGCCTCAAACGCTTATCAACAATTAATTCAACCTCTGGCAGAATTAGCCCTTAGAGTTGTAGGTATTACAGTTGCATTCAAAGCATACCAAGCATCAAGACCGGATGCAATCAATAAAACAAGAATAGAGGCTATGGAATACAAGAAATTGTATGACGCAAGAACATTAGAAAATCTTGCGAATGAAAAAGGTATATTGACTACTTTCAGAAGTGCTACTGCTCTTAACAGAGAACAACAATCTGTTTTATCATCTGCGAATGCTTTAGTTAGAAAAAGACAGGCAGAAAGAGGGGCTTTGGAAGAAAAAATAAGGAATATAAGAGCAAAGAAGGAAGATGCTCTCCTTGCTTTACAGGAAGCACAGTCGGCTGGAGAAGCAGAAAAAGCATTAAGAAAACTTTCTGGTGCTTTAAGAAGTCAAGGAAATCAACTACAGAAGAATATTGCTTTGAGAGGTCAATCTATGACAAATCAAAGAATCGCTAATAACGACCTTATATTTGAAAAACAAATAAGTCAGCAACTTATTGCTACTAAAGCCACAAGAGAAGTAATAGACAAAAGAAGCATAACAACAATGTTTCAAAGTCTTGGTCTACAAGAAAAAATAAACCAATCTCTTACTGCACACGCAAATGCTATGGCAAATGAAGTGGTGTTATCAGAACAATTAGACTCTAAGACACTTAAGAGATTAACTACCAGACAAGCAGATTTATTATCTCTTCAAGAAGAAGCAAGGCATCGTCTAATGGTTCTTCAAACAGAAAGGGCAGAGTTATTATCAAAAGGAAAGACAACAGTTGCTATTGATGAAAAAATAGCAAAAACAAGAGAAAATATAATGACTTTAAATCAAGAAAGAATAGCAATAACTCAAGTCATTACGGCAGATGAGCAATTAGCAGTAGCACAGAAAAAGGCAGGTGCTTCTACAATGTCCTTTACGCAGAGCATGAAGGCTTCTCATGCTGCTATGATAGAAGGAAATATGTATTTAAAAACCACACAAAAGACTTTGATGGGATTCTCTTTACTCTTCCCTATGATTGTAGACGGTAGTAAACAAATGAGTGCTACTATGTATACTATGAGTTTAATGATGTTAAGTCAAGCAATTCCCGCTATTATCAAAATGACTAAGGGTATAAAGAGTATGGGAATGGCTCTACATATGTCTACGGGTGGTCTTACTGCCATAACAGGCGCACTTGTAACATTAGGTGCTTATCTTGGTTTTGAATTATTTGACAGTATTTTTGGTGACAATTTCAATAGCGACCTTGATAATTTAGGAGGTCTCAATGATGAATTAAATAGGACTTCTGCGATTTTAGCAGAATTATCTGGTACGGCAGGGCAAGAAGCGGTGTTGACAGGAGTCTTTGATATGTCTTTCAACGACTTAAAGCAAAATGCTGAATTAGCACAACAGACTTTAGACGATATTCATACAAGAAGATTACGATTTGAACAGGCTCATGAAGCAGCAGTAAAAAGAGGAGATGTTGCTACTGCTAACGCTTACGAAGACCAAATATCAAAGTTGTCAGTTGTCGAACAACAAGTGAGTGCTATTACCGAAGCGCAAGATTTTCTTAGTAATGCAGATTTTGATATGGGTCAACAAATGTTAGATAGTTTGGTTCTTACAGAAAAAGAACTTACAAAAAGAATTGCAGGTATGGAAGTTAAGTATGGAGAAGTATATACAGTAGGTTATGTTACACCAGAAGGGGCCTTAAAAGAAGTTGCTTCTTTTGAAGGATATTATGAAGATATTTTCAGCGAGTTTGCTGATGGAAATGAAGCACTTAATGAGGCTCAAAAGGTTTACAATAAAGAGTTGGCAAGCATTAGAAACGCTTACTTTGCAGACGGAGATGAGTTTACAAAAGAATATTATGAAAGTCTTTTGAAAGTTGAAAAAGATGGTCAAGACGATTTAGCAGATTCTCATAAGCAATTTTATGATACTTTAACTCAACAACAGAATGAGTTTGCGAATGCAAGAGAAGAATTATTCTTTGGAGAGAGGTCAAACTTCACAGGTGCTATTTACAAACAAATCACACAAGGCGGAGTAGAAAGCCTTTTGCATAAAGTAGAGTTGATACAGACTAACAACTTTAATGGAATGACGCTACCAGAGATGGTTGAGCAAGTGACACAAGGAGTGACAGCAGAGTTAAGAGCGCAAGGTGTTCCAATATGAAGCAGGTAAATACATTATACAATTTCTGGGTAGGTGGCTACTATGATGATTTTTCATCTTCAAGAGCAGTAGCAGATGATTTAAATGATGCTAATGTAAGAACATTAGACCATACTAAAACCCACTTTGGTTCTGCAATTGGAGAAAACGCAAGACTAAATCCAAAATTTAAATATTCATTCCCAGAAAGAAAAAGAACAGGCATTTACCTATCGGGCGAACCTACTTACGATTACACTACTGAATATCAACAATTAGGTGGTAGTGACGATGATAAACTTACTCATAATGGTAGTATATCTCAATGGTTAAAATATGATGAAACAAGAGATAATACCACAAGAACATTTTCGCAAGCAAAACCTAAAGTGCCTAACTCTGTTTTAGGAAATAGGCAGAGGCTTAAAGGTTCTGCCGGAGATTCATATCTTGCTTTTTTTAACGGCCATGATTCTAACGGGAAATACTACTGTCCTCTTGGTGAAATGGATTTTAGTTGGGGTGTTTCACCTATTTCAAACCCAGACATCGAAATATCAGCAAATGTTTTAGATAAGTATGCTGGTTCCCCAATATCCTTTTTACAGACAGGTAGGCAGACCTCTGGCTACCCATCCCACGATTCGGCAGATGGTAATCTAAATACTATTTCTTTCGCAAGTGTTTATGTTGCTGAAAGCCCTAACACAGACTCTACTGATAACAGACCTACCTTTATCAGCCATGAAATAAAAAGTCCTTCTAAAAATGTATTTTTTATCAATAATATGTATGTGGCAAAGGGTTCTGGTAATCCTACTCCTACGGTTACATCTGGAACAGAGAGAGTAATAACTTACGATGGGCCACTTAGATTCAAAGGAATAGGAGAAAGTTTTCATTTGCGAATTGCTGTTCACAAAGTAATAACAGATACTGATTGGGATTATACGCTTAAAATAGGTTACAAATCTACAACAACATACAATAAATCTAATGATGATTTTGATGATACTACTGCTTTGATGACAGTTCCAATAACATTAGCAGATTTAGGAGTAGATACTGCATTTACTCGATTTGCTAATGGTTTTCCAGATGAGCAACCGGAAGTAGAGGCGTGGTGCGATATTGAAGTAGTTCCAGACTTTGTTGCTAATACTTGGAGAGCATATTCAAATGGAAGCACTACATCTTTTGCTAATGGCACTATCAATGTAGCAGTAGATAAGACTACTTCTTACGGGTGGTCTTTAGATGCTAATTGGAGTTTTAATTCTACCTACTATGCTAATATAGTGACAATGATAGATAGAGCCGCAGTAGCAATCCCTCTTACAAACAAGTTTGATGGAACAATCCCCAACCCCGTAACTTCCTTCAATATGTCAACCGGCGCAAACAAAATTAGCATATTGAAAATAGATGTTTTAGACGATGACAATTCTTACACATTAGCCCCTCTAACAACAGGAGTCGCTACAACAGAATGGAAACTATTTATGTTTTTAAACAATGAAGATAGACCTATTTGGCAAGGCACTATTGAATCAGTAGACCATAGACAAGACACTAAAACACAGACACTAAAAACAAGTATAACTGCAAGAGATTCACTTAGCATATTAGATAGAACCTTGCCTATATGGGAGTTAGGTCAAAATGCTTTCATAAGTCTAAGTAATCACCTTTCTATGGCTTCTCTTGTTGAAAAGAGAATAGATGAAACTACTGCTATTTCCGATTCTTTATTGATGGGTAGCGGAAATATGGGGGCAAAGGGAACGGAGTTAGGTTTCAGTAGGTATGATACAGATACCTATTCAGTGGGTATGAGTCCAATAGCAAACGGAAGATGTTCTTTGTATTCTGGTTCTGCGATTCAGATATATATCAACGAAGACGAAGATGGGCCAAACAATGTTGAAGACGAATGGGAAGGTGACGATGTGTTGCACATTATGGGGCATCATCCTAAACAAGTTGATAGAGAGTTTATTTTAAAGTTTGATGATAGAATATATACAGGCACACCATCCCCTATGTTGCACATTGACACTTATGGTAATATACAGGATGGAGATACGATTGTTGTCAAAGGCACTACTGTTGACGGAACCTATACAGTAAATCAGATGTATTTGATTAAAGATAACTCTACCGAAGAAGATACATGGTTTGTTAGAATAAGAACCACAGATACTACCGGCGCAGATACAGACGACCAGATGTTTGAAGCCTCAAATCTAAAGTCTTTAAACTCTGATTATGAAGGAAAAACATTGATTGAAATCACAACTTCTTCCGCCCATAATCTTTCTTTAGGTGACGAGTTTTGTTTCCCCGTTGGAATTAGCATAGGTGCAAGCGTATTTCAGCATTTTACCGCAAGACCTCTAAAGGTTATAGCAGTTCCAACATCTACTACTTTACATGTATTAGTAGAAAGGTGGCCTTATGCAGTCAATAACAATCAGAGTGTGTCTGGTAGTGATGCTATGGCTTATGACTTAAGCGTAATCAACGGCTACGATTCAAAATCATATCCTAAAACTCCAGCCGTTCTTTACAAACAAAATACAATAAATCTTCAATTACCACAGATAAGGTCGAAATATCGCAATCTACACGCAAGATGGATGAGAGACTTACCTACATCTATTTGGTTCAAAGCACAGTTTGGTGTTATAGCGGCTAAACCTTATTGGAGACATGGTAAAGGCTCATTCTTAGATAGACCTTTTAACTCTACTCAAGGTTCGGTGCTAAATAGTCTTTATGGTTGGAATAGTGACGGCACTGTAAGTGTTGACACTCTGCAAAATGATTTGACTACATCAACTACTAACTTTGGTGTTACAGACCCCGCTATGTGGTATCATATCAAAGCAAATAGGCTTAGAGAGTTTATTATTGATTTAGTTGATAAAGAGACAGGAGACCATCAGTATATTATTGCAGATACAATAACAGAACCTAATAGCAACCACACTGTTACCTACAGTAAAACAAGTGAAGAGTTTACAACATCTTCTGCTCATAGTCTCGATGATGGTCAAATAGTAGTCCATACAGGTTTTTATCAAGAAGAGTTAAATGGTGTGTTTATGGTAGCAGTCCAAGCATCAAGCACTAAATATAAAGCATGGAAAGTTTCTGATTTCCCCAACACAAACAATTCTTTTGCGTATCTAAAGGCAAAGAGTAGAGGGGAGTCAAATTGGAATCAAGGAATTAGTAGACATTATGAAGACCCAGATGGAATCAGTGCTACTCTACTACGAGTAGGTTCTACCGACTTTGACCCAGATTCAAGCACAAGCACTGTAGCAAAAGTCCGATATGGCACTTCAACTATATCTGGAGTTAAAGGCATTAAAAGAGAATGGCTTAGAGAACACACCATTTATAGTTTAAGAAAGGTTGATGAAAGTAATGGCTACAAGCATTGTTTTGCTCTTTGGGCTGATATGAGAAATGACGGAAATGCAGACGCAGACGGTGGTTATCGCAAACAAGACTTTGGTCTTATTCAACCTACTCCCCAGAATTATGAAGTGTCCTTGAGTTTCGCAGACCAATTTGATGAAAACGGAGATGCTGATGTATTTACAGATTTGAAAATAGGAGAAGATTTGGATATATGGTCTCTTGACCCAACGGCGGAACCGTTTTCTGCTTCTACATGGGCTGATTTAGAAGGTGGTTCTAACGAGGAGCCTTTTGACCAATATCATAATTGGCAAGATAAAGGAGGTGCAGTCTGCCTTATTGATGTATCAAGATTTTGGAATCTAAATACTAATGCTTGTGGTGGAAGACCGGGATATGAAAGTGGTGGGCTTGTAGACTTTGGGGATTACGAAACAACAACTCAAGGTTTCCCATATCTAATTGATAATTATTATTTACACGCTACTGCGAATTATAAGAATACTAATAGTTCCTTCTTTATGAACACTCACCCAAACTCTAATTTATTCATTAATGATGGTACTGTCCTTTTACAACAAATAGATATTGGGGAAGATTACATTGTAGTCCAAGACGCATCCCAATTTGAATCAAGTGGTTATGGGGTCATACAGTGCATAGGTGGCGCAAGTAGAGACTCTGAAACTAAAAACTATTACTTCTTTTGGGGTAGCAAAAGTACCCGCACCGATTCGGCAGGTAGGGTAGGTGATTCTTTAGAAGGTGTCTTCATAACAGAATATGAAATAGTTACGGGGCCTAAGAATGTTATAGACCAATTGAAAGTTGATGAAACTGCTGGGTCGTCTGGAAGTGATGTAAAAATAGGTAGTAATGAGTTTTTAACTGAAAATGTTGAAGGTAATTTTGATAAAGTTAGAGTATTTAACTCTCCAGCCGCTTTGTTTTCTTTTAGACTTGTGTTAAATTTAACAGGTCTGGTAAAAGCACCTAACTCTGGAACATACTTTGCGTCTGATAAAATGAGATATATGCAATCAATGATTCTCACAGATAATTGGTCTTCAAATTCTTCTTTACCGTGTATTTCAGATATAGCAAACATCCCTAAAACCAATGAGTTAGACTCTGACAACTTTGGTTCTGTTCACGATGCAAGAGGGCAGACTATTATGAATCTTCTAAATGATATGAAAGAAAAAGAAGGTAATGGTTTATCTGGAAATCTAAAGACATTTTCTTGGTTGATAGGAAGAGATAACAGATTAGATTTCAGAGAGTCTTACTCAAGCAATCACTCTTTCACAAGAAATAATTTAAAATCATCAAACTTAGCAACACAAACCGGAGGTAAAATTACAAATGTAAGAGTTTACTACAATGGAAACTCTGCTTTCGCAGACTACCCAACTCCTTCTGGTAGTGATTTAAGGTGGAGAGTTTTAAATTATCCAGATATATTCAATAGAGAAGAAGCACTAAGTATCGCAAAACAAGAATATCTTAGAGAAAACACATCAAGAATTAGCGTAGATGCAGAAGTAATTAGAGATACAGGTGAATCAAACTTAATGACAAGTGGTGGTAGGTTTGGTTATGTATCAGATGTATCAAGAAACCTAACTTATGACAATAGATTCAGTTTATCTTGGTGGAGTAATAACTTAGGAGGTCAACCTTTCTTTGGTATACAAAATGCTTTAGACACTGATGCTTATACTTCTGATACAGATATTTCAACAGGTATAGTGTATGCTACAACTCATAATGGTTCATCGGCGGAAGATTGGGCTACGGATAACCAATTGAGATTAGGTATTGTATCTGACGATGATACAGGTTTAGGTAGTATTACGGCTGGCGCAAGTTTAGCCTCTGGGGGTCTGATTAGAATAGTTACCTCTTCTCCCCCTACCTATGAATGGTCTTACGATAATAGTGGAACATATGGCCCACAGGTTGTTATGAATAGCAATAATACATGGTATACTTTAACACATACCATAGGTGGCACTACTTACAGTCTATCGGTTTACAAAATAGATGGAACAGTTGCTGGCACTGTAAATGCCTTTACTTATTACAATAGAGCGCACAGGAGAACCGATTCTGCTTATTTTTGGTATGGTACAAACAGTTTAACAAATGCCGTACAAGTAGTCCACATTGATAAAAACACACCTAAAGTTAGTGAATCAACGGGTAATGAGATAAGACTTGCTATTGCTTATGATTCTGGGGCTACTTTTGATGTAGCAAACTTTAGATTATTCGCATTAGATTACTCTTTCGATGAAGTAGTTGATACAAGCGGTGGTGTCGGTAATGAACGACCTCCCCTATTAACTTCTACTTTACAAGGCTCTGCAAGCGTGGAGATTGACGGTAATGGTTATTTTGAAATAACTCTACCTGCGTCTTACACTTCTGGAACACATAAAGTATTATTTTCAGTAGATATTGATTATCTTCGGGATGTTTTGCGATTTAGAGGTAATAATAAAATGAAAAACGCTCACAATGTAGATGGAGATACAACCTATTCCACCTTTGATGATGACAGTTGCTTTCCTCTCGGTATGAGAAGATTCGATATTATGGGCGCACATGGAGATGAAAGAGCCGCATTTTACGCACCGAGACTGCATATAGTTGACGATTTGAATTACATCCCAGCAACAACTTTGACATACACTGACGATTATATTGATTTAGACAGTGAGACTATGGTAATAAGAGATATTATATGGCAACAAAGTGGAAACTCACATGAAAAGGTAAATCTAAAGTTAGAAAAGGTTGAGAGTCACTACAACTACGATTTCACAAGAGCGTTTAAACGCAATAACCCACAAAACACCCCAAGACCCGGAAACCCACCTTCTCCCGTTGGCCCAGCAAGACCGCCTTTCGGAGGAGGTTTGGGTAGTAGTGTAGGCGGTTTACAACAGTTATCAACTTCTTCTAATGTAAGAGATGAACAATCACAATTTGCAGGTCTATCATCTAATAGTATGGCAAAGAGTCTAAGTAGAGGTCTGAAAGGTCGTGCTGACTTTGCATCCGATAGAGCATCGTCAAACGCAACATGGGGAGTATTAGGTAGTAAAACTACAGGTAAAGCATCGTCTTTCGATAGGGCGATTGATGGTCTTGATAGTGCCATGTCTTCGTCTGGTTCTGCAATAGCAACATCAGAAGGTTTCACATTAGCCGGTATCTCCGACCCAGAAGCAGGGGCGCAGGGAGAAACACATTCGCATAGCATGAATGTAAGGGTTCCGAATGATGCAAGCACAGGATATGTATCTGTCCTTGCGAGTGTATCTCTGGAAAGCGTCTCAGGTGGCGGAAATGCAGAATTGACAACTACCGTAACTTGTAGCGAAACGGGTTCTTCTATATCTAATACAAAGATAATATCGCAAGGCTCAAACAACTCAAATGTAATACTTCTCCCAACTACATTCTTAGATGGTGCTTCTACTGCTAACAATACTCTCACAGTAACCTTTGAAAGAAAACCGGCGCAGGGTAATGATAATGCAGGGTATCAATCACTTGTTATACACAATGTATCAGTTAATGTAAGAAGGTACAACAACCCGACAATAGCGCAAAGTGATACCTTTAGAGGATATTGAAGTGGTGGGTCGGGAGTAGAGGTGAGAGAGCCAAAAACCAAAGGAAGAACCAACACATCATGGAAGTGAGGGAACTCCCGACCCAGACTGACATTAATCTTAAGAATTATTAAGGTTTCCATTCCTTTCTTAAATCCTTTATTCTCTTTGCTAAGACTCTACCGACTCCCTTTATTTTCATAAGGTCTTTCTGTCTAACCTTTGTCTTTAGCAAATTAGGAATAGAACCGTATTGTTCCAATAGTCTTTCTGCTATATCTTGACTGATTCCTTGTATTCCCATCAGAGCCAGAAGTCTTGGGTCGGTAGGCAAACTCTTAATTTTCTTATTTAATTTCAGACTCGAAGTCATTTGTTTTTTGAGATGCGAAATAGCAAGCCATTCAACAAATTCATCCATAGTAGTGAATTGAATAACCCTTATTTTAGGAAAGTGTGAATACACTGTCATTTTGAAAGATTTGATTACTCTATTCATCTTTGCTATTTCCCTTGATATTTCATGGGCTTTAGCCTTCCTTCCTTTAAAATACGGTTTTAGTTGTGTTCCATAAATAGCGAGGAAAGGAGTATCGCAAGATTCAGATAATTCGTGGAGTTGATGATTGATTGTCCTACCATTCCTACCTATACCCAAGATACTACGATACAAATCATTTATCTCTTTAGCCTCTATTACCCATTCACCTAAGATATAGTCTCCATGAGGTAGTCTTTTTACCATCACCTCCCCCTTTGGGTCTATTTTGCGATTACCGCAAGCAAGAAACAATTTATGCAGAAGTTTTTCGTTTTCCCTATCGTCTGCGTATATCATGTTATAAGACAAAACTTTGTCATACTTAACTACAGTACCAGCAGTCTACTCCATCACAGAGATTATGTTTGCGATACCAAAATGGTGAAGGGGCGTTTCTGTAGTTTTGCATACCAACCACATATTTTTTTGTGATATTAGGATGGTAGTCAATCCAATCAAGAGCCTCAATAAAATCACAGATATTCTCTGCTATCTCATTCTTCTCTTCTTGCGATAAATCTCTTGGGTCAGCATACCACCTTAATTGTCTACTCATCTCTTGAACCAAAGCGACACGGACATGATGGGGTGGGTTAGATACTCTGATGGCTCTATCAAGACAAGTAGGCAAAGCCACTTGTCCGTTATGGTTCCCCACTCTTACAGTTGCTCTCTGGGTGCTTGGTATTCTATCAACAAAAGGATTCTCATTATTCCACATTACTAAATCAAAACAAGAATCAGCGTTAAAATGACCTGTAAAGGGGTCTAAATGCTCTAAGGTAGGTTGGGGTCTATTTGGTATTTCGTAGCCCATAGGGTCGTTAGAGAAGCCTCTATGGTCAACTACAACACACCAGCGACCCCTTGTAACATTGTAAGTATTAGAGACACGAGTAAGTTTTTCGGGATAACCTACCCCATCAAGCGAAGAAAGACCTTCTGCCATCTTACGCTCATATCTATCAAGATGCAAAGCCCACTGTCTACCTCTAACAGGTCTTTTGAAAAACTGATGAATATGAAAGCCTCTACCCGTTGCTACTAATCTAACTTCGCCTTCGAGTCTTGAAAGAAGAGTAGCAACATCGTTTTTTACTGTCTCCATGTCATAGTCTTCGTTAGTATCAAAATCCCACCACGCTCTATCAATAACTACGCTATCATAATCACCTAAATCATCGAAAGAATACAGACTCGTGTAGATATTACTCATACCATTTAGTTTAGATAGATAGGAAGTAAAGGTCTCGTAGTCGGGGCATTTCTGTCTCTTCAAACCTATCTGTCTGGGAAATGATAGTTTAACTCTCATAATATTCCCCCCTACTTTAATCTTTAATAATCTGCCTATGACCACACATCTTGCAGATATGATACCTTTCAGAAGCAGTATCTATATCTCCGGTAATCATCATTACGGGTGTAGCCCAATCTCCATCTGTTGCTATAAAAGCATCACACATATCACATATCATTACAAATCCTCCCATAAATTTTCAAGCCCATTCTTTTCACTTTCGCAAGACATTGAGAAATCACACCACAGAGGACAAAAATAATCATTCCATTTCATATCCCACTGATGTTCCTTGATACCGCCTACGCATTTTTTAAGTGATTTGCTAAAAGAAGAGAGGCTTGCGCCGTGAACCTTCTCTACTACTAAGAAACCTTTAGCCCCTTCTGCTATTGCTACTTCTCTCTTGGAATTAGAATCGAGCCAACCCTTTTCGCAACAGAGAACCCTGTCTTCATCCCACTCATCCCAATCGTTTTTCCAATTGCATAATTCTGCTACAAACTTTGGATTGAATGCGTCTGGGGATAAATAGGCAAAGTGGGTTATAGGTCTGGTCTCCCCCATAAGTTTTAGCATATGAGTGTAGTAACACATCTCTTTGCGAGTCTTGTCAAACTTAGTTTTAGCCATATTACCTGTCTTCAATTCATATATACATAGACCGCCGTCTGGGTGTTCAAGAATACCATCAATTAGACCTACAAGCACTACTTCATTTTCAGCATCCCATACTACTCTCTTAACCTCATATTCTACGGGTTTGAATTTTTCAAGACCCCATCTTTCTATCCGACATTCTTCTAAGAATGCGATTACCTCATTAGCAGGGTCTTCTCTGTCTTCGGGGATTAGTGGGCCAAGAACAGACTGTCCTTCCCAATTATCATATAGAGTCTCTAAGTTAGTATGAACATACTTACCACGAGCCATAGCCTCTGTCTCCGGCAATCTCCTGTCCTTGAGTTGGACTCTCGACCACCAATATTTACGAGGACAACCATCATAACCTATGAAAGAAGACTTCGACATTCTTAGGAGTTTGTCGGTGTCGTTAGGGTCATAACTGCTATTAGCATCTAACTCCTCAACAGACATTTCTGCTGGGTCTTTCATAATCATTCCTCTTCTAAAGGTAGAGTAGTCTGCTCTGTATCATCAAGAGAGGCTTCGCAGTAAGGACATATGTCTGGTCTTTCAATACCTTCAAATTGTGGTACTCTGATTGACCCAGAGCATGAAGGACATTTATCTTCTGAAATCAAATCAAGATGTTGTAGTGTTCTTAGTATCAGAGTGTTATGCTTCTCCAATTCTTGCATAATCATATGTAGGAAGCCGTCAATCCTCCCAGCCATAATACTCATCTTTTCGTCAATCTGTTTTATCGTAGGTTTCTTACTTTCCCTGCCCATATTATCCCCACACTCCTATGACCTAATAAACCTATCTCACAACCAAACTACATCAGATAGACCATTTAGGGAATTTTGTAGAGGCATATAATCCCAATTCATAACTTCGTAATAGGGAATTACTTTTTCCAATACAAATTTTCTTGCTAATTCTTTGAATCCAACTTTAGCAATACCTTGTATTTCAGATGGGTCATCAAAGGCTATGTATTCGCCATACTCGTCTAAAGTGCAGAGGAAGTAGTCATCTTTGCGATAACCTTTACCCAAATTATCATTAGCCCATTTAGCACCTGCTCTGGCTTCAGATAATACGGCATATTTATGTAAATCGTTGCTAAGTTTTGCTTTGATAGTTAAATCTGCAACGGGGATTTTCTCGGCAACAACATCTTCGATTAAATTAGCAAGAGAGTCGGTAGTTTCCCTCTCACTCACGCCTTTCAAGATATTATCAATGACTATCCCCATAGCGTTTTTCATAGCCTTTGGAAGCCTACTTTGCTTCATCTCAATACCTTTGACATACCTCTCTGCTTTATGATATTCCCCATCAGTCCAAGAAACAAGACCTGCGTAGCGGTTTTTAGCCATAACAAGGAATGATTCAGACCATTTTTCAAACTCTGTTACTATAGGAGACATTCTTTCGTTGATAACCTTAAGAGCCTCTATACCCTTTTCTGGCGTAGGTACTTCGCACATAATAGAGTCGGTATGTCCGTATCTGACCTTGAAACCTAAATCCTCTGCGTGGTCTCTTAATTCACCCAAAGTCTTTCTCGAAGTGTATGTAATTGCGTCTGCGATTTTAGGGTGGTACATACCAAACTTAGCGTCACCGGCTACACCATACATAGAGGCAACCAAAGACTTAGTTGCGTATTGCAGAGCGTCATATCTCTTAGCCTCTTCTTCTGTCTTGGCTTGCGCCTTTCTCGCTTTGTATTCATTTCGCAAGTTAGTCATGTAGTCCATCTGTCTACCAAGAAGACCGCTTTTAGACATATCAAAACGAGTACCGTTGCCACAATCACTACCTTTATCGCTTAGGGTAGTCCAGCAGATATTGTATTTTTTGACATTACTATGATACATAGCCTTAACATCAAAGATGCCTATGTTGTTATACACGCCAGCAACAGGAGTCATAATATCCGCACCTTCGTATTCTACTTTGTCAAATTGCGCTTTGCTTGGTATCTTCAAATCAAACTCTTCATCTCTCATACAGAGAATAGCAAACATCTTAGTGATGAATGGGGTTGAACGAATATCGCACTGAACGATATGCTGGAGGGCAGTAAAGTAGCCGAGAACATCTACCAAATCATTTAACTTTGGCAGTAACGCCACATCTTGTCTCGCATAATCAAGATAAGTACCAAAATCAGTATAATAAGTATCGTGTCCGTCTTTTAGAGGTACTTTTTCTTCGCCAAGACAGTGATTAGAAACTGCGTCAAGAGACATAGCCGGTAGTTGTCCGTTCTTCAAAGTCCATAACTTCTTGAAACCTACCATTAAATCTATGACATTTCTGCCTACAATAGGTTGTTCCCAATCACCAAAACGCCACCTAACTCTGTTCATAGGGGATAGTATACCGGCTTTGATATTATTATGTCTCATACGAGTCAGAAGTTGTTTACAGTCAGCGTTAGTTACATTCCAACCTGTGATTATGTCTGGGTCATGAGCCTTCATAAGATTAGCAACATCTAACAACATCTCTCTTTCATTTGAGCAACATTTGAATTTCCTATCCCCTTTGTCGCAAGAGGTGTTTCCGTATGGATGGTCTTTGCAGGGTATACTATCGTAATACCCTGCCTCATAATCTGCATGTGTGAACCATACAAACTCACCTTTCTGCGAATCTCTTACCACTACTATTGTAATCTCCCCAGATTCTATTTTCCATTCCATATCAATGTACCAGACTCTATGCTCATAATTATCAAAGAATTGATTGCTATCAGCAAGAACCTTGTTTTCCCATTTGATATTATTTTCCCATGTCTGCATACTATCTGCTATCTGTCTCATATCCTCCGTACCGTAAAAGGTCTGTTTGATTAATTTTTCTCCATAGAGACCTGTGTAACCACCTTCTTTCTTACACGCTATACCTATATCCTTATCGCCTTCTTTAGTGTATAGGTAAGGCAACATATTCTTACCGAGAACGGCTTTTTTTCTATTGCCTTCTCCATCTCTGTAAAATACATTTACGGAGTTTCCTCTACCTCTCTCTACTATCATATAGAGAGGTACTTACCGAGTCAATATAAATCCTCTGATGCCTATACCATGAGACTCAAGGCAATCCATAACAAACATAGGGGAAACTGAATACCTCTTTGCTATTAACGAAATAGTGCTTTTAACATACTGTTCTTCAAGCCATTTTTTATCTCTAAATCGTGTTAATTTATCATCTATTACCATAGATTTTACGATGTTCTTTGTGACCTTTAATCATACCCATTCCAGCGCATTTGTGTTTGGAATATCTTTAAGTTTCGCTCTTATTCGCTCGCAAGATTCGGCATATAACTCTACCATAGTAGAGTTTCTTCCTAATAATTCGCAAGCGACTGCCGTTGTTCCAGACCCACCAAAGGGGTCTAAGACCCAATCATCCTCATCGGTGCTTGCTAAAATACATTTAATCGGTAATTCAAGTGGGAAGGGTGCTTCGTGTCCGTTGTTAGCAGGGGTCATATCCCAGACGGTGAAAAGATTATTCGCATTATAGTGATAGTCTGGGGATTTTGTTAGCATGAATATCTGTTCGTGTTTAGGTATAGGTCTTTTGATATAAGCCTCCGGTTGAGGATATGATTTGCTTTTATTCCATATTATCTCACTTCGCAGAATCCATCCGTCAGCCTGTAGAGCCAGAGCCAACCTCCAACCTACACCTATTAGATTCTTTTTAGCAAGACCCCCAACATTCCTCGCACCCCATTTATTCTTAGAATCTTTGATACCACCTTCTTTGTAATCAGAACCAGCCCCGCCAGAACCATTGTATGAATCCCCCACATTCAACCATAAAGTACCATCGTCAGTTAGATGTTCCCGTACTTTGCGACAAACTTCAACCATACTCCCTATATATTCATCGAGAGTTTGTCCTTTACCTATCTCATCAGAGTCATCACCATAGGTTCTCATCCCGTAGTATGGGGGAGAAGTTATACACGACCTAAATTTTCTATCTCCCAAATCTGCTTTGAGGAAATCGGAACATATTATGTCGTGTTGCATCATTTAATCCTCTTATACTCATAGATATTTGAATTGATTGGTATTCTCTGTATGTAGCCCCATTTTGCGAGAAGCATTAAGATTCTTGACACCATACGAGTATGTATTATCGCATTAGGTCTACAATATTCGTTAGCAAGATTAGCAATATATTCTGCCGTAAGAATCTGTCCTACTTCCATATCTCTAAGAACCGCATACATAACTACTATTTTTCTGTGTAATTTAGTGATAGACATAACAGAACCCATATGCTTCATAGTCCATTCTATTTCAGAAGCAGGGAGTTTTATCCCCCTACTTGCTATATTCTGAATCCTATGAAGAGGTTGTTCTTCTGCCCAATCTGCTAAATTTATGCTCATACTACTCCTCTTTGAAATATAACATTGTTTTCCATGTCTACTAAGACTATAGAATAACCTTGCGATTCTTCTGTGAAATCTAAGAAGTAAAGGTTTACCAGACCGTCAGTAAGACATTTCTCTAAACCGCCTTCAAACTCAAACTCAAAAGGTGCTACATCATCTTCTGTGCTTGCTAAACAAGTCTCGGTTTTACCCAATAAAATATTACCAGACTCAATATATAGACGCTTCATAGAATCCCACTTTAGCAAACACCTGTTTACTTTTTGCCCGTTTACATTACCAGCATCAATAGCATTTTTAAATTCAGAACCCATTATCTGCAACTCAATAAAAGGCTCTCTAATACTGCCGTCTCGCATTTTGTAGGAACCTGTAAGTGGGTTGATAGAGGCTATTCTACCTTTTGATTCTGCATACCATTCACTAACTGTTTTCTTTGTATGGGGGAATGCTAAAGCCCTTGAATCAGCCGATAAGGTAGTCTGTCTGCCACTCGATTTAATAACTATCTTGTCTTCTTTAGATTCTAAAGTGATAACTCCACGATGAGGTTTTAAGACACCCAACATCTTCTCAATGTCCGGTATAACATATTCTTGTTCGTCTACTTCGTTTGCTAAACATGAAAAAGTAGCAACACTTGATATTCCATCCCTAACTATGTTAGTAGTGGATAATAGATTATCATCAGACCCACTAATCACACACCCCTTTACTTGAGGTATGGGTTTTCCATTGATATTACATACTCTCTGTGTTCTACTCAACAACTTCTCTAATTCTGCCTTACTTACCTTAAGCATATACTACACACCTTCCTATGTCCTTATTAAACCACCGTGATATAAGGATGCTTTTCTGCCATTCTTGCACACATCTTACACGGCTCTCGCTCTTTCAAATCACCGTTTTTATCAGTAGGTTGTTCTGATGTGTAGATACCAAAAGTGTCTACACCTCTACACAGTAAATACGATTTACCCGTCACCCCTATGTCAACTGCGTAATGCCACTGTCTTTTGCGAGACGGGAATACCTGCCTAACCTTCATTGTCAGCACTCCATTTCAAGAACGGCAGACCGAACCATTCAACATTACCATCAGATACTCGCAAAACAGTATGCGTAGTGCCTAAATGTTCTTGGTTCCACCCTTTCATTTCTTCTATGGTTGCTCGAATTTCCCACTCGTTTTCATTCATCTGTGGGTCAGACTTAACGCCAGCCGCAACATCACCTTTCTTGGTGTATCTTGCTAAGAAAATCTGTTGCGAGAACAATCTCATTGTTCCCTTTTCCCAATCCGGTTGTTCGCCTACTTTCATTAGACCTTTCTGCCCGTTTCCTATGTCTGCGAACTGCTTAACATCTTTTAGATGGTAAGTAAAGAATACTGCGTCAACGGGTAGTTGATGCGCTCTATTCATTACATCACGGAATAATTGGTTGCGAATGCGCCATTCTGCTTGATTGAATTTATCTCCATCTTCAACATTGATAGGATTCTTAGACCTATTCATCAGAACATCAGTCATAGCCAATTCGCACCACTTCAAGAAAGTAGAGCCTCCATCAATGATGACCGCACCTATCTCTCCTTTCCTCGCTTCCTCTCCGATTAACTTAATGAAGTAACCCATCTTGTCAATCAGAGCAGTCCAATTAGTAGAATTATCTTCGTTGAAGATAAAAGAATCGGTTTCGTCAAACAAAGGAACAACCTTTATATTTTTGTCATGTGGATAGTTACATGTAACTGTCTGAATCGCAGAATTATCAACATCTATGATGATAATCTCTTTGTCCGTTCTCCCTCTGGCAATATCAACCGCCAGACCCGTCTTAGCACAGTTTTCCTTTGCGACAAGAGCCATTCTGATAGGATTATCAGAGACTCTTGGTCTTGAGAACAATTCTCTGAAATGCTCTATACCATACTTTGCGCCTTCTTGCTCTTGTTTACTCTCCTCTTTTGTTCCCCAACTCATTGTATCACTCCCAATCGTCTATTTCAGTCTGGGAAGAAGAGTCAGTGTCCGTAAGGACACCGACTTCTTCAACACAGAACCAACCTGTCGTTGCTAATTTTCCGTCTCCGTCTCGATTCACATAAGGAGAACCGACTACGGCTACAACTGAACCAACACCGAATGAAACTTTAGAATCCTCTTCTTGCGATACATACAAGTCGAGAGGGGCTGATAGAGAGGTCAAATCTAAATCAGATAGAGTTAGAATATAACCACCACTTTCTCTTGGGTCAATGTGTGCGACTTCCATCACTATACATACAAGAGCATCCCATTTCTCTTTATCAGAGAGAGTATTTACATGGTCTTCGATAAAGTCAAGACCGTCAAGCATAGTAATGTGGTCTGGGATTAGACCAGAACCATCAGACATAAGGGGTGCTTTAGGGAAAATACTCGCAAGGTTTGAATCAAGAGTATATTGCGAAACTCCTGCTTTTGTATACGCTACGCCATTCTTAGATAGATTGGCAGGTATTT